GTTCGAATCCTATACGACCCACCAATAAAACCCTTTATATATCATACAATTAAAAACACTTAGGCAATTTTTAAATGTGACATATTTTGAGCGTGTGTCGTAAATGTGACGTGATTTGCGAAATCTAAAATATGATCCGCGTTTAAATGTGCGTATTTTTTTACCATCTCAAGTGTCTCCCAACCACCCATCTCTTTTAATGTAAAGAGAGGTGTTCCGGCTTGGACGTGCCAGCTCGCCCACGTGTGCCGTAAATCGTGGAAGTGCAGAGTAGGCTTACCGATACTAATTGCCGCTTGCTTAAAATCGCGTCTGTCGATATAGTTTATCGGTGCTTTTGTTGATGTGCGGACAAATACCCTTTCTTTGTGTTCCGCCTTAGCCCTCAGCACTTTTAGCAAAATAATAGCTTCGTGATTAAGTGGCAATGAGCGTGCCTTTCCGGATTTCGCTTTGTCGCTTGTTACGATGGCTATTTTTTTGTCAAAGTCTATCTTGTCCCACGTCATAGACAATATCTCCCCCATGCGCGCACCGGTAAGCAATGCAAACGAGCAAATATTTTTCATCCACTCAAGACTTAGATTTTGGATAAGTGCTTCTGCGTCATCTTTTGTTATCCAGCTAACCCGCACTTTTGGCTCTTGATCCTTACCTAAAAACGGCATTTGATCTATCCAGCCTGATTTAAACGCTAAAGATAAAATGCGCTTTATTGATGATCTGTATCGATTACGCGTCGCTGGACTAAGTGCCTTTCCCGTGTTTTTGTTGATAGCGGGGATTGATTTTACTAATTCGTCATTTGTTAAAGAGCGGAGTGTGCGCCCAGCAAAATACTCTCTAAAGTGTGCTGCGTGGATTTTTTTATAATCCTCTCCGCGTCGCCCCTTACAATCATCCAAAAACATTATCAATGCTTCTTCAAAAATGTGATCAGGCTCTTTTTTAAGTACTTCTGCGTCCCACAACTCCGCCTTTAAGCGGTCGTGGAACTCTTGCGCTTTTTTCTTTACGTCCGTTTGAGTCGAACGTCTAATTCTGCTGCCAGTTGGCGTTGTAATATCAACGTAGTAGCAGTCTTTCCGTTTGTAGAGTGACATAAATTACCTCTTTTGTTGCTCACAAACAGAGTTGATTCACGCGGATTATTACCCTGTTCTTTAATTTTATCAAGATCTGATCGGAGTATCCGCCATACGCTGGAGCCTCTTAATCTAAAAAAACCCCACTCCGACAAATGTCCTCTGACCGCACTTGGACTCATTTTGAGTAGTGCGGCGACCTCTTTTATTGTCAGCGTTTCGCCCATTTAGCCTCCAAATAAAAATGCACCATTAGGACACTTGGTGACTTGGTGCATTAAATAATCTGCGTAAAGATTGTTCTCGCATGGGGTGATAACCGTCCTACGCTTACTTTTTTCAAGTCGCATTTGGATTTCTCTGAGCGGCAATAAATTCCATTCGTCACCCCTGAATTCTGCCTCTTTTACACATTCGCTTATATACCAGTAATCCCATTTCCAACTGGTCGCCGGTGTCCCCATATTTGATTTTGGTGTTGGAGAAGTAACTCTACCAGTAGCTGTTGTAAAGCAAGCATTACAAATTGCTGGAAGCAATTTACTGTGATGGTAGTCTAGTATTTCCGGCTGTTTCTTTTTTCTCATAACTCATCACCCAACATATACGCCAGCGAATTTGGATCTACCTGGAACTGATAGAAAAACTTATTCGAATTTGCTTCTTTTGAAGTGGATATTTGGGTTTGTCCTTTACTTTGCGGTAACGCCTCTTTTGGGATTAGGATTAAATCAAAAGGACCGTTGGCGCGTTTTTGTTTATCGTGGCATAAAAACAGACAGTAAAAATCCGCTCTCTCGTCATCACATTTGGGGAATTTGAAATCGTAAAACGATTGTCCGTTATCTCTTCGAGTTATTGCGGTTATCTCTTTTACATCAACGGTTTTTTCGTTTACGACAAAATCAAAGATTGGATTGCATTCACGGTAATCCTCATTCATATCCACTGCGCCGGGAACGAGTTGCTTAAATTTCATTTCCCCCGTCGTCCCGGAGGTGCTGCGTGTAATATATCGACTTTCTCGGTATTCGTGCCAGCGCGGAGAGTATCCCAATTTTTCAACCGTTTTAGCGACAATCCAAACTGTTAAGCCCAAGTCCTCGCACATATACTGCAAATTTCCATTAAAGCGAAAATACGCATCCATAACGCGATATTCGGTGCTTTCTGTTTGTTTGATAAATGAGTGTTTTTTGAGGCACAGATACACAACGCCAGCTGTGATTTTGGGCTTTACCGCGTATTGATGAAAAGGGAAGTCATTGATTGACTTGTAGTCTTTGTAATTCGACTTCGCCCAGTCTAAGATAATTCGTTCTCGCGGATCATTTTCCGAAAAACCGCCGATATTATTTACGTTTTTTACGGCTTTAGCGGATGCCAATACTTCCCTTGTCGGCATAGTCGGCGCATTTGCTTGTCGCTCGTGATATTCGTTAAGATTCTCGCGCATTTTCCCTAAACGATTGCTGGTTTTTTTTATTTCTTGCTTTAACACGTTCGCAATAACGCGTTCCGTTTTTGCCTCGGATATTTGATTAATTTGCATTTTTTACCCCCATGCCTAAACGCTGTAATGGCTTTGCCTGTAATAATCGATCAACTTTATTTGAGCCGTACTCCATTCTTAATTCTTCAGTTTTTAACGATATTTCCGCACCTCTTAAAATGGTGTCGCTAATCTTTGTAATGGCTTGCGCCTTTTGGACTTCTTTTTCCACATCCTCCGCTTTTAAGGTAGGATCATTAAGACGCTCAAGCGCGTCAAAAAGATAATCGGATAAGTTTTTTTGACTCATACCCCACCTACTTTACCGCGCACCGCGGAATATCTTGCTGTGTCAAGTAGCACAGATACTCAACGCTTGGCAAAAGAGCAAAAGCTATAAATAACACAACACCAACAAAAACTAGCGCGAGCGCAATTTTTGTATCTCCAGTCTCAAAACCAAACGCCATCCCCAAAAAGATAAGCAAAATCGAAGCTATAAATAAAATATTATTGATAGCCTCATGATTAAAAATTAAATAAGTAAGCATATTTACTCCAATAAAAAACCGCCCTTTCGGACGGCTTGAATTAATCATCTAAAGCGTTTTTCATGGCATCTAGCCATGCTTGGGCGTCAGATTTTGTGCGAAAATAATTGCCATCGCCGGTTAAAGCGTGGTTAGATTTAATTTTGTGAGACACTTGTAAATGCCCACCTACCTTATCAATAAACCAAAATTTATCATTAGGTTTAGGCTTAAACGGCTTAGGCAGCGTAACGGTGATTGTGTCGGATTTTAAGGCTTCCATTTTACGCAATCTCCACCCATTTTCTGATGGGGTTACTATTTGATAAAAAGAGTTACTACCCTTAAATCCTATTACATAGTTACCTAAATCAGTTTTGGCAAACACCTCAAATACGCCAACATAGTTTTCGCTTTCAACGAGCAACCCCTCTTTGTACGCCTTTTCCAGCACCTGTTCGGACGTTAATTCAGGCTCTTCATACATTCCAACGATCTGATAATCATAGGCTGAGTAATTCTTTCCGTTGCCGTCCCAATGCGTCAACATGTAATTGTTTTTGTTAAAAATGATTATCCCTACAAGAGGGGTGTCATCATCAAGGCCAAACTCTCTGACATCTTTAAAAATATAGATGATTTTTCCGTTTTCGCTTACACACGGCTTACCCGCTAAAGCCTCTTTTAAATCAAAAGGTTTCATAAATTCTCCTTAAAATAAAAGACGCTCACTTGGAGCGTCTTTTGGGTTGGTTAAATACTGCTGTGTTACTTGGTAAATATCCTTAATTAATTCAAGCGGGATATTTGACCGCTCGTTGTAGCTTTTCGCAAAATCCCCCCATTGTTGCAATGCTTTGGATTGTTGATCATGCTTTAAATGTAGATTGATATTGCTTTTAAATCTAGTTGGCTTTTTAAGTGGATAACCGTAGCAATTGTAATGGGCCAAATTATCAAACGGTATTGCAAAGCTCAAAATGTCGCTAATGTAATGCCAAATACGACTACTGGCCGGGTTTTCAATCACATAGACTTTTGGCTTGTACCGCTTAATGATCTCGATTGTATTGTATATACATAGCTCACCATTAACTCGATTAAAAAACGATCGGTCATACTTAAACTGGACGTGTGGTAAATCATAGTCTTTGCGGCTCCGCACGGTAAATTTAGACAATTCACGGTTTACGGCGCCCGTTTCCTGTTTCCAACTTGCATTACCACCCCACATAGCACTAGCAACAGACCAACTCTCACAAGGCGGGCTCGCAATAATTAAATCTGGTTGTGGTAACTTATCCAGTGTATCAAACAGGATATTATTGCCAAACATCCTAGAATAATCAGCCAAATTCAGGTTGATAAAATGGTCGTTTTTATTTTCGATGTCGATGCCAACGGGATATATATCTATTGCATTGCATTGCAGCTTGAGTATAGCAACCGTTACCGCTATCAAATAAAGCCCAAACAACCATTAATCGCTCCGTTTTTTGTAATTCACCACCGGCAACACATCAACCAGTGGTCTTGCTGTGTTGTAATCTTGCGGTGCATTAAATTGACTTTTGGCCCACTCAATAAAATTATTTACGTAGTTATTAACTACCGCAGGATAGCTTGCTGATTCCGCCGTCCGGATAATGTCATTTCGCAACTCAGAGCCAAACATAAGCCAACTGTATTTAGCGTCATCTAACGCACGTGTAACAGCCGATGGGTTACCGCTATTCATCCGCACATAAAAATAGCACCCGAAAATATCAGAAAATCTTGAGTAGGGGATGTTGATGTTAATTTCATTCATTCTTCACCAAAACTTAACCCCTCAATAAGAGGGGTGATATGAATTATTGGAATTGATAGGTTAGGCCCGCACCGTAAGTAACTTGTGATTGTGTATCCACACTACCACTTACGCTTACAAGCCATTTAGTGTTATCGGATAGGCGAGAGTAGCGCACTGCTAACGCCTGCTGTCCGCCATGGCCACCTACGCCTACACCAAGAGCGGATTTACCCGCATAAGTAGCGTGCGGGATGTTAGCCACTGCAAAGGCGGAAGCAATACCGGCAGAAGCTAACTTACGGTGTTTACGCACATCATCAGATAAGCTGTCAATACGTTTATTTGCTTGGGCAATACCATTACTTAACTTATCGATTTTTACGCGGTTTACACTGATTTGCGACGCATTAGCACCGATATTTTTTGCGTTGGTTGCAATCGCTTGTTTGTTATCGGAGATTGCTTGTTTATTGTTGTTTACCGCCGCTTTATTTGCTGCAATAGCCTTGGCGTTATTGTTGATTGATAATGCGTTATCACCAATAGATTTGCTGTTGCTGTTTATTTTGTCCCATTGTTGCTTATCTACGACATCGTTAGCATCTGCGCGCTTGGTTAATGTATCGATATTTGCGGCGTTATCACGGATTAGCACATCATGCGCCGTTTGCGTTTGCTCCACGCTATTTAAACGTTCAGCGTTATTTGCAATGCGCGCGTCATGATTTTGTAACATCATCGTGTTGGCAAAAATCTCATTGTCGTGACCATCTAATCTATCATGAGCTAATTTTACGGATTGTTTGTTTTCGGCGACTCTTTTAACAACGGAGTATAGTTGTGAGCCATTCACCGCTTCGGTTGATGTTTCGGAGATTTCCGCGGCCGCAACATTGGAGATAGCGCGCTCGTTGTCTTTTGTGCCAACAGATACCTCACCCATGGTTTTTGTGCCAGCCCAACCATCAAGCGTTACGCCGTCAATTACAGCGGATTCATTTGTGCGGTTCCAGAGTTTGGCGTTGGTGGCTTCGCTTCCGTTTCCTAGGGCTACCGCACCAGTTCCGCTTGCTTTGGTGTTTGTACCTAACGCTGTTGTGCGGTGTCCGTCTGCATTTGCGCCGGAGCCAACCGCAACAGATCGCATATTACTAGCGCTTGCCGCGGAGCCTACCGCCACTGAGTTAGTGCCCGTTGCTTGAGCCGCGCTACCTAAAGCCGTTGCGCCTGCACCTTTGCCAATTGCACCGCGCCCCACTGCTGTAGCTCTAGCGCCTTCCGCGCTCGCCTCCGCTCCGGTAGCGATTGAGCCATCACCTGTAGCGTTAGCGGCGTTACCATGAGCAATAGACACAATGCCGCTTGCCGTGGATGAGTAACCTGTTGCGACAGCCCCCTCCCCATTTGCGATAGTGTTTGCGCCCGTTGCCGTGCCACGATAGCCCGCATAAGTACGACTATCTCCGTAAGCTGTTGAGTCGCTTGCATACGCGTTGGAGGTGCCATTAGTTGTAACACCTGTCATCGCTTTAGCGTGAGCTACAGCGTCAGGGTTTTGACTTGTATTTGTCGAGTAATTAGTCTTATCGGCATCATAAGTATTTGCGTATGCGCCAATGGATAATGTTGCAATAGTTAGTGCTAAGATTGTTTTTTTCATGTTTTTTTACCTTTTTTTGATTAATAAAAAAGCCACTATTCGTTAGTGGCTTGTGATGTTTCATCTTGCGGGATTGGTTTTAATTTATGCCAATCTTTATTATTAATCGACCTCCACACAGTCCCATCGTCGCAAAGCGCAGTTACATAGTGATAATAATCCTGAGTTGTCCCTTGCATGCTTGCCGTACTTGTTGATGTGGATATTTGTATAATTTTTCTAGCCATTTTTATAAGTCCTCATGGGTAATTCAGAATGGAATATCATCATCGAAATTGTCCGCACTTTGTTGCGTTTGCGTTGGTTTTGTGCCGTTTTTAGCATTAGCATAAGCGTTGCTGGTGGACGTCTTATCTTGATTATCACCGCTTTGTCGGCTATCAAGCATTTGTAAAACATCGCCGATAATTTCCGTGGTGTAGCGATCTTGCCCGTTTTGATCTTGCCATTTGCGAGTTTTCAAACGTCCTTCGACATAGACTTTTGAGCCTTTACGTAGGTATTCGCCCGCCACTTCAGCTTGACGGCGATAGAACACAATAGAGTGCCACTCTGTTTGTGTTTTGCGTTCGCCGGTGTTTTTATCCGTCCAACTCTCACTTGTGGCCACACTGATTTTTGTCACCATATCGCCATTCGGCATAGTGCGGACATCAGGGTCATTGCCCAAGTTGCCCAAAATAATTACACGATTAACTCCTGCCATTATTTAAATTTCCCATTGGTTTATTTATTATTATCTGTTTCTGTTTTATCAACCAAAGCATTTAAATCATTTGCCTTGTGATCAACATCGAACCAGTCTTCAATATTGCTCATGCCATCTTTTAAAGATTGTGAAATCTTTCTTAGCTGGACGATTTGAGCGGGTCTTAATGATTCAAAGCGGCACTGATAACGTTTTGCGATCATGTCGGTTGTTACCCCGAAATGTTCGCTAAAATAATCAGCCATCTTCTTCAACCCATCTTGTGAGGTGTCTGCATTTGCCGTTAATGTCACCGAACACTGCTCAACGGCCGCTTCGATTACGTCACCAGGGATTACACCTAAAATACAGGCTCTTAATCGGCGAGCGCCGTTATTTGCTACAAGCTCGTAAATGTCGCGCGGGTCAGTTAAAACAGTTTTGCCTTTTTTTGAATAACGCACATGCGGCACCTGAAACACTTTTACTTGCCGCGTGTTGGTTTGAATATCCCAAGCAAAGGCTTCCACCGTGCTTTCTCCGTTTGCTTGGCTTAACTCACGAATTCCATATTGGATATTTCCCCATTCTTGGGCGATGGTTTCAGCAAGACGAATAGACGGGCCTTCTACATTTTGCCCGCCGCGTGGGTACGAATAGACTGCACTTTGCGCCAAGGTAGGTCGAGTACAGGATTTGATAATCCGATCCATTGCATCAATCGGATCGCGTGGGAAGCGTTTGGCAATAACCATCATTGCCTGGACCTCCTGACTTTCCCGCGCCGATTGAGATTCGGTCATTGCTGTATTTTTTTCTTTTTGCGGTTCAGGCGCAAAAATATTAGCGACTGTTGTCATTTTTTATCTCCTAAGATTTAAACGCCCAACTCGGTAGGCTAAGTGTTTCGATTTTTGAACTAAAAGCGTGCCAAGCGTTTTCTTCTAGCGCCTGTTTATAGGTTGAAAGGTTTTCCTTGAACCGCATTTCACCTTCCACTTTCGCTAAGTCGTCAAGCGTGTAAACGCCGACGGCGTAGGGTGGTTTTTTCTCAACGGCCACAAACACAAACCCTCTCGGAAGTTCGCCGAATGCGTGCTTGTATCCATGGCAGTAATACGCGTCCTGAACGTGATAGCGGAAGTTTGCAACGGATTTCGCAAATCCTTTCGGACTTGCGTCGGTTGTTGTTTTAAGGTCAACAATCACATTGTTTACGTTGATAAAGTCGGGACGGCATCGGCACTCAACGCCGATTTCATCTTGCCAAAAGATAGAAGTTTCAGCCTTACCGTTTGATAACAGTCTTCCTGCCGCATGGTGGGCGAGTACACTTTCTTTCATGGCATTGATTTGGTTAAATTCTTCTTCAGTCAGAATCTCTTTCCCCGATTCCTCCGCTTGCTGCTTCCATTCTTTACCGGCTTTGGTCGAAAAGTTAATTTCGGCAGGCTTTATGATGTAGAGCTCGTTAAATGTATCAGGGAGCAAAACCAAGTCATGAAATGCCGAACCAATCACCATTTCTTTTGTTTTTTCCCGCTCCGCGTAGAAAAAATGAGCCGGACTTTTTTCTATTAAGTCCAGCCCCGATTTACTAATTGCTGAATGTGCGTGATAGTCGGCATTCGACATATTTTCAATTACCGTTGCCATATTTGCCCTTTAAATTTCGTTTGGCCACAATTGCGATCGCGTTGTTGCGGAGGTCTGCTAGCTTATCCCACGCCCCCGCACCAATTGCTAACCACTGCATATTTAAGTCATCATCACTAAGAGAGATTGCGTCATTGATTGCGTCAATTAGTGATTCATCGCCATTTTTTGCCGCTTCGTTAATTCGAGATTTTTCCGCCTCAAGCTCCACTTCGTATCGTTCCGCTTCTTCAATTTGTGCGTGATACTCAGCCTCTAGCCGATTTTCCCACGCTGTTTGTAATCCGCTCATAGCTGCCTAATACCCTCAAAATAATAAATCTTATGCTTAGACCGCTTCGATAAATCAAGTCCTTGGACGGTTTTAACAGTCTCTTTGCGACGATTTATCTCAACCTCACACAAGCTCTCATCACAGTGATTATTGCTTGTCCAAAGCCGCTTAATCTTGCCTCGGTCGTATATGTACTCAATAGCAACAAACCCAAGCCCGCGCTCGTGTGGTTGGATTTTGTAATAACGCGTTAAGTCTTTACTTGCCATTGCGCAAACCTTGTAATCTCGCTGTTTCTTGCTCGAGATATGATTTCGCTTCCGCGTTTAGGTTAGGCTGTGCGTCGCCAAATTCTGCTATCCATTCCGCTTTTGCCTTAACTTCCCACTCGGCGGAGATTTGCTCACTTGCCGAGTAGTCGTTGTAATCTGTGTAAGTTACCTTGTTACGCTCCGGTAGCGTCACTAATGCAACAGCTTGCATCATCATTAATCCCGAGATAATTGCGCAAAGTGCGGTTGTGATAATTTGTTTCATTTTGTTGTTTCCTTAAAAAGAAGACCGCACTTTGGCGGACAGTAGTTAAAACTGAATACCCAATCTCTGGCACTCGTTAAATTTGTTATTAACGATAACGTCAAAAAAATATCTTGCGTCCTGCTCGTTATCGTATGTTGACTTAATCAAAATTGGACTATCAAAGCCCTCGCGCCGGCCAATGTAATTTAGTACAACAACCGTAAAAACTCCTGTAGGCTTGTCATGCGTTAACCACGCCTGATACTTTGTATTAGTTGATTTAACTTTTTCGCTCATGTAGTAGCTATTTTCAAACTTAATCACACCAGCCATTTTTCACCTCAAAAAAAACGCCCTCACAAGGA